CTCAACAAAGCCTGGTTGGTAAAAAATCAACACTTAGATGACCCCTTAGATGGTCGTGTGTTGACAGTGAAAGTTCCGTTCCGATATAGGAGAGTGATGTGTGAGGTCAAGGGGAGACCCATTCAATCTCTTATAAGGGATGATGAAGTTGAAATTGAAATAGACTTTAAGGGTGTTTGGAATGTGGGTCATTACTCGGGCTTCTCCTGGATACTATCGAGTTCCTCAACGGATTCCTGATTGGGATCATTGGGAAGGTCAATGGTCTTGAGACCACCCTTCTTGAATCCCTCAAAAGTTTGAAGCACACCTTGGAGGCGAAACACTTCTTGGGTCATCTTCTCAATCTGCATACGGAGCTGTTTAATATTCTCTTCAACGTTTACGACGGGCATATTTACGCACTTAAAGTTTATACTCTTTAAATAAGTATGCTCACTAGAACTGGATACCTTGTGAGTGAGGGTCCGTTGCAGGAAATTAAAAAGGAACTTACCGTAAGACCACAGATCAACGGGGACTATGGATTTCCTCCACCACCTTTCAAAGTTTTTAGAGCAGCTAAGAATGGAGTGTGCGTTCCAAGATTCTACGGAACTGCTAAACTTGGAAAGCCTGTACAAGATAAGAGACCAGAGCCAGCTCGGTCTGGAGCTAAATTTGTCGGACAGCTCAGAGATGCAACCCATCAAAATGAAGCAATGGCAGCAGCAATTGAAGCAGGGCACGGTGTCCTTTCTCTACCATGTGGCTACGGCAAGACGACGGTATCCTTGGCCATAGCTTGTAAGTTGGGGTATCGCACGATGATTGTTGTTCACAAACAGTTCCTGGCAGACCAATGGCGGGAACGTATACAACAGTTTTGTCCAGGTGCTACAATTGGAATTGTTCAACAAGACAAGAAAGAGGTAAATTGTGACTTTGTGATTGCTATGCTTCAGTCCCTCTCCCTCAAAGAATACTCCTTCAGTGATTTTGATTCAGTGGGAACACTAATCGTGGATGAAGCCCATCATATATGTGCGAAGGTTTTCAGTCAGAGTCTCTTCAAAATGTGTCCCAAGCACATCTATGGTCTCTCTGCTACACCCGAGAGGAAGGATGGTTTGACTAAGGTACTCCATTGGTTTATGGGGCCCACTTTCTTTGCAGTTGAGAGAAAGAACCAGGAACAAGTGGAGGTATTCCCTGTTACGTACGACTCCTTCAATTATAGGAATCCCCCACCTTCTATGAGAAATGGGAAAATCTCAATGCCAAACATGATCACAGAAGTAGTTGAAGATAGGAAGAGGAACCAAATGCTCGTTGAACTTGTAAAGAAAGCTTCAGCGGGTACGAGACAGCTCCTCGTTCTAAGTGACCGTAGACAGCATTGTGAAATGCTTCATCAATGTTTCCCAAAGACTTCGGGTCTCTACATGGGTGGGATGAAGGAGGCTGACCTCCAGGCTTCTTCAAAGAAGAAGATCATCTTTGCGACGTTCTCGCAGGCACATGAGGGTCTAGACATCCCAACCCTAGACACAGTTATTTTGGCTTCACCCAAGTCTGATATTACCCAAAGTATTGGTCGTATAATGAGAGAGACGAAGGGTAAAAAGAATAACCCTCACATCTATGACATTCACGATCCATGGTCCCTCTTCACGGCTATGTACTACAAGAGAATGAAGATCTACCGCCAGGGTGGTTTCAAGATACATGGTAAATCCGTTGAGGAAAAGAAGGAGGACTTCCCTCAGGGAAAGTGTCTGTTTTTATAATCTAAACAATAATTAAATGTCTGGTGCATTAATACAACTCGTATCTAGAGGTGTACAAGATGTGTATCTCAATAGCGAAGAGGGACATTCTTTCTTTCGTATGAAGTTTACGAGGCATACAAACTTTTCCCAAGCCCCAAAGTTCATCAAGACTGTTACAGATAAAGACCCTGTTTTTACCGTTCCGGTTTTGGGTGATCTTGTAAATTGTTTATGGTTTGAGGGGGTTGATAAGAACTCTAATGTTTCTTCGAATCTTCTTTACAACTCTACGATTGATCTATTTGTGGGAGGTCAGAAGATAGATTCTCAACACTATGACTATTACGCAGATATATGGCCCAACTATCTTGCGGATACGTATACCAAGTCTCAAGAACTCACGAACAAGACAAGTATTTCACATAGAAACTTCCAACCCCTCCATTTCTTTTTCTGTGACCACGGAGCATTTCTACCCCTCGTATCATTGGCACATCATCAAGTTGAAGTTAAAATAAATTTTGATCCAAATAGTCTAACTGGCTACAGTGAAACACAAAAGCGTATCAATGTATATGCAAACTATGTATATCTGGATAAAGATGAAAGAGAGTCCATGGTGAAGAGACAGATGGACTTTGTGATTACACAGACACAAAAGGTGGAATACCCCCTATCTAACGTTTTTAACAATCAGATAGAATCTGGTGGATACAACGATTTAGACATATCATACTTCAATCACCCAGTTAAATCTATCTTCTTTGGGTACAGTGCAACCAATAATGATCCAACGAACGACCGTTTTACATTCAAAAATGCAGACATTCATATTAATGGAACCCCTCTACTCGAAAACATGACACCCACTTATTTTCACACAGTCCAAAACTATTACAAATCTAAATATGGTGTATCGGATTATAGGGTTGATTCTGAAGATCTCATGTACACGAGATACTTCGTATATCACTTTGGTCTAAATGCATCAGACTACAACCCCTCAGGTTCTTGTAACTTCAGTAGACTCGATAATGCAAAACTCATATTGAGGGGTGTGGAGAAGGGTAATCTTAGAGCAGACCAAAATGACATCTATGTGTTTGCTGTGAACTACAATGTTCTCAGGATTAAGGATGGTTTGGCTGGAATTTTATTCGGAAACTAAAGTATAAATGGGTAGAACAGCTAGGTTCGATCAGATCTATGTTGCAAGTCTAGAAGCAGAACCCGTTGAGTCTGAAACTCTTACAGGAGTTAACAGTATTCTAACTCGTGAGATTGAGGTAAATGAAATCAAGATGGTTGAAGAAAGTGGAATAAAGGGGCGTTTAGCTCTGGCAAACAATATACCAACCAAACAGTTTTCGGTGGGTGAAAAGCTCTTTATAGATAAAGATGATACCATCGTTTTTGACCTCCAAGCGCGTGGTAAAGCATCTCGATTCTTTGTGGATGATCAGCTCGCTGTGGGTACGACAAATCCCACAAAAGCCTTTCAGGTAAATGACGGTGCTACTAGGAAGGTTGATATTGATATCGTGGGTCGTGATCTCATGACAGTGAGTGGTAACCTCGTAGCTACAAATGTTATCGTTGAGAACCAACTCACTTTTGGGTCAAACCTCGTTATTGATGGTGCGTCGTCCAATATTATTACTGTAAATGGTGGTTTGAAAACAGCGAATCTGAGTGTTGGCTCCAATGTAATCATATCTGATGTGGGTAATGGTAGCGTTGAGTACCCAAATAACGTAGCGGTTTTGACGGGTAATGTCACAGTTGATGGAGGTATGTATATTTACGGTAATACGAGGATGTTGGGTAACCTTTTTGTGGCTGAACAAGCCACGTATGAACGTATCGTGAACCTTGTAATTTCCGATACAACAATCGTATTCGGTGAAGGTAATGATGGTTCAAACGAGCCAATGCTTTTGCTTACACACGATCAAAATGAATCAAATATTGCATTTGGTTTTAGAACTGGGGATCGTGGAAAAGAGATGGCTTTGTTTAGAACTGAAGGTGGTCCACTTGATACAACTTTCACAATTGATGATGAGTTCTCCACAAATCTCCATGTATTTGGTGATATCTACACTTCAAATGCAGTAGGTGTGGCAAATATTTTTCCTACCCATGACCTTTGTGTGGGTTCCAACCTCTTCGTTGAAGACACAGGTTCCAATGTTTTAGAAGTATTTGGAAATACGTTCACAGAAAATATAAAAATTGGTTCCAATGTTACTGTTGGTAATGATATAGTTGTGATAGACCCAACCAATAAAGACGTTGCTACAATCAGTGGTAATGTGAAAGTAGATGGTTTACGCACTACGGGTATAAAAA